CTTGCGGCTGAGTATTGGGCACGAAGAGTAAGGGCTGGTGTGTAGTTAACCGTAGCCCCTGTACCTGCTGCAATTGTAAAAGTACCACTGTTTAACCTTGCAAAATCTACTGACTGTCCTACAGAAAAACCAGTAGCACTAGTAATAGTTATTGTTTGTGAACCAGTGTTATAGACCAATTTACCTGCGGCACTTGCTTGTAGTACTCCAGCAGTTGTGGCTGTTGTGTATGTAATAACACTTTGTGCGGTTGACCAGTCACCTTGGGCACCTGTAGGTCCACTTGGACCAGACGGTCCACCAGGGGTACCTGAGACACCTTGAGGACCTGTAGGACCACTTGGACCTGAAGGACCACTTGGACCTTGAATACTTTGAGGACCTGAAGGACCAGAAGGTCCCGAAGGACCAGAAACAGTCGATGGTGTACCACTAGCACCTTGAGGACCAACAGGTCCTGAGGGGCCAGACGGTCCAGCAACAGTGGAACCTGGACCTGTTGGTCCTGCGGGTCCTGATGAATAGGCAAGGGCTGTCCATGCACTAGCACCATTGCCTACTTTAAATTTACCTGTGTCAGTTTCAGAACCTAGTTCGCCAGCGGCAAGGGTTGGGTTTGCAGCAGTCCATTGGGCGGCTGTTCCTCTACGAAGTTGTATTTTAATAGGCACTACACACCACCTGCGTTAATCTCATCAATCCCAACATATGAAGAATCAGGGAATCCCCCATCCATATTAGACGAAGAACTAGCGGATGGTTCTATCTGAACCCAAAACACATTAGTCAAGTTCGCATCATCTGATGTAACCACAATCTGCTCACCAATATCTGGGACAGCCCATGGGTCTCTACGCCCAATATATGAGATAGATACTTCGGAGTTAGCCCCCAGCAATGATGGGATCTTTACACGGATTTCACCAGTGGCGGTACTGGAATAAGTAACTAGCGCCCTGTGGACAGGGGGTGTGTTTGAACTGTGCATTTACTCTTCTGTGTCGGGCGTTTCGCCCATTGGGATTGCTTGCATACGCTGTAGTGCTGCCTTGTAAGCGATGTTTTCAAGGGTAAGGCGCTTTACTTCGTCAAGTAGTCCGTTGATGAGGTCATCAGTTTGTAATTCCATTTAAGGTTCCTTCTTTGATTTCATAAAATCCTTTGCCCCAAAGAGACAAAAGACGGTTGAAGTATCTATCATACAGCAAAGCGTTGGCATCTAGCCCAAAGCGGTTAACTGCGTACTCTCTGATGGCTTTGCGGTCAAGGCTTGGTGCCTTTTCAGCAGCCTCAATAAACTCCTGTAATGTCCGACAACGGAAGCCACTAACCCCTTGAACCACATTCTCAGGGAAAGCACCCCAGTCTGTAGTAATTACAGGAGTTCCACATGCCATGGCTTCAGCCACAACTAACCCAAATGGCTCGGTGTAGATGGTGGGGGCAAATGAGGCTATTGCGCCACCCATTAGTTTGGCTCGTTCTTCTGTACCCACGACTCCTACATATTCTCCGTAGTCGGGAATTGTTCCGTGTCCAGCAATGATCAATCGCTTACCAAGGTGTCTACAAACATCGACTGCTATCTGGTAACCCTTACGGTCAATCAATCGACCCATAAAAAGGTAGTAGTCATCGGGGGTCTCTCTAAAGGGGAAATCCTTGATGTCAACATGGCCTGGTATTACATCATCAAAAAACTGACCATCTACATCATTGGCGTTAGTGACTGCTGCCCCATAACAGACATGCATCCATGCGTATGACTCAAACACCTTGTATTTGGCAAAAGTTCCACCGTAACCAACCTCGAACTCTACGGTCATGTGATTAGGAAAGGCATCAGCGATTACCTTGTGTGCTCTCCCACCAATAACGCAAATAAAGTCTTTGGGCTGGATCCTTTTGCCTATTTCCTCGATTGCAGTGTTGTTGAACTTTACCCAATGAGGCAGAGCGTAGTCAAAGGAGGCAAGGGAATAGTGTTTGCCCTCTAGGGAGTCAAGGCGCTCCTGCTCGGAAATGCACATGATGTTCTCATCACATGGAGCATCAGTGAATTCTCCACCATAAAGGTAAACCTCATGGTTGAGAGATTTCATCATTATTGCAAATTTACGGACATTCTCAGTAAACGCACAAGCCGTGAAATCTAAGGTCGTATTAGCGTGGGGTAACCCAACTACATGAAATCTCATTATTTACCATTTATCTATAGGACATGTGGCGTATTTCATTGTTGTTTTGGCAGGCATAAAACAACCACATTTTGAACATTGCTTTGTTACAAGGAAGTGGGGACACTCCTCACAAAGAGAATACCGTTCTTTTTGCACTTCATCTGTAACATGCTCTGTTTCAGGGTTGAGGATATCCCAAGGACGGACAGTACCAGTCTCTTGCCTACTTGAATTGTTCTTTTTCCATTGATCCCACGCTGACCCCATAATGCTCCTTGTTAATTGCTAAACTAGTATAGTAGCCTATACATTTAAACCGAAAAAAGGAGTTTATCATGGGATTAGAATCATTTCTAACAGCAGAAGACAAGGTGGCGGCCCTAGAGGCTTTGCGTAGTAGAACTTTCTCAGAGTTATTTACAACTTGTATCAGAATGGGTATTGATGTAGAAACTTTTGAATATGAAACATGGGAACTTCCAGAAAAGACTGAAGAAAACTCTGCTGTGTACATGAATTTTTATATGATTGAAAGAATGTGCGAAAGCCTAAAAATTATTGATTCAAAGATCGGTTAGTACCTGATGGAGCATATAAATAAACTTCCAGATAGGGTTCTTTTTAGAGACCCAGCCCCAGGATTATTTGGCTACTTTGCTTTAATGAAAAGTATTTTTGTTGTAGATGGTGTCTACCCATCTGTCTATACTGGCAGGTGCGACAACCTTACTTATAATTCAACTTTTGTAAGTTACCAAACTCCGTACCACGCAGAATCAATGTACGCAGGAGAAGGAATACCACTTTCAAATTGGGTGTCTTGGCTTAGGATTTTAGATGCCATCCCAAACTTCAACATTATGTACATGTCGTGCAAAGAGTTTCATTTAACTGGATCAAATTATCCAGCAGACTATCTTTTTCAAGGGTACCCCTCGACTCTTTGGTTTGGTAAAACACTTGTTGAATTACTAAAAAACATTAGAGAGTGGTCTTTTATGGTAGACGCTCCATTTAATTCTGATCACCCGATGGCAATGTATTCCAAGATGGCTTTAGAGACATTAGATCCACCACAATCTGTTTTGGATGAAATAGATGGATTACCAGACATGCACCTTGCTAGGTATTTAAAGGGAGACCCTAACCATCGTGATTTAGTTGAAGGTTTTCCACAAATGTCTGACGATATGAAACTGTGGTTTACCCAAAAACTAGAAGAGTTTGCTCCAAAGACAACAAACCAAAGACTTCTTGAGTTAGAGATAAACTAAGGGCAGTTAGTTTTTGGACCGCCATAGGTGTATTGTATACATCCTCTATCGACGATTCTGTAAGAAGTGACACCACCCGAAATACATCTGTAAATATAAAATCCAAACTCAAAACAGTCACCACAGGCTGGTTTATTGTTTCTTGTCATGTAGTTAGCACCATTCACATCTGTAAAGGCGTAGTAATAAGCATTGCCGTACTGACCATCTACTGTCATAAGTGTTTCGGCTGTACAACCTGAGCAACCCGTGCATGCACCATATGTAGCAGTGCATCCACTGTAACTTGAACTGCAAGGATCGACACCGCCAGAGTCTCTGTTAGATGATGATTGCAAAACATTAGTTGTTCTTCTCCACTGGTAACAAGTTCTAGACTCTGTACCCGATCCTGATTGTGTACCAGTATTTGATCCGCAATCACAAGAACCACAAGAACAAGCGGTGGGACCTACACTGCATGCTTGTGATTGGCTTACAGCATCAAGAGACCATGCGATACTTTCAGGAGAGGCAGCACCGATTGCGCTCCAACCAGCAGCGTTATGTGCTTCTACTCGTACAGCGTACCTAGTTGCTGAATACGCTGTAACAATTGAAGCACTAAGACCAGTTGTTTCAGTTAAGTTGAGAGTATCCCAACCAGTGCCGTTGGATCGCCACACTTGCCAACGATACTTATCTATAGGACTACCATTAGATGCTGGTGCTACCCAAGTAAATGTGTCTGTTGTGCTGGAGTTTTGACCACTTGAATATGTAGGTGCCGCTGGAGCACTTGGAACTGTGTAGGTAGTAACGCTTGATGAGATGGCGGAGTACGATCCAGTTCCAGAGCAGTTTGTTGCGGCTACTCGGAAATAATAGGGTGTTCCATTTGTTAGTCCAGCCACTACTGTTGGGGATGAAGAAACTGTCGGGCTAACAGTCGTAACTGAAGATGCAAATGTTGCTGAAGTGGAGTACTGAATTGTGTAGGAAGCAACAGAAGCACCACCATTTGATGCAGGAGCAGACCATGCCACCTCTGCTGAACCATTTCCATATGGAGACACATAAGAAATTGTTGGTGCACCAGGAACTGTTGCAACCAGTGCAGAGTTAGAAACACCTGAATATGATCCAGTTCCATATGTGTTTACTGCCGCAACACGGAAAACATAAGATGTCCCGTTAGAAAGACCAGTCACAGTTGCACCAGTTGATGAAGTAACACCATCAGTAAATGTTGACCATGTTCCACCACTATTGGCAGAATATTCAACTACATAGTCTGTGACAGCAGAACCACCGTTAGTAGAGGGTGCAGACCAACTAAGTACAGACTGGGCATTTGCACATGTTGTAGCAGTAAGACCGCCAGGGGGGCTAGGTACTACACCCAAAAAACCACTTGCTACTGTTCCTCTATGTAAAGGCATTAGGCGCTCAAGTCTCCAATAAGGGCATAAGTATCAGTAGACACACAGAACAATGTGGCGGCAGAGTATTGATCACGAAGTTTTAACCCAGGAGTGTATCGAATAGTCGCTGAACCCACCACGAATGTAACCGTGCCAGTTCCAAAACGAAGAAAGTCAATACTTTGTCCTGCTGTTATACCAAGACCTGCATTAACAGTAATGTTGATTGCACCACTATTAGTCAATTGAATCATCTTGCCGACATCGGCTGAAGACGGTGTGTATGTTGCACCTGAAACGATGGTTTGGGAAGTTGCCCATGTCCCTGGGACACCACTAACTCCTGGCACACCTGAAGCACCAGCGTCTCCTGGTACACCACTTGCACCTTGTGGGCCAGAAACAGTGGAGGGGGTTCCACTTGCACCTTGTAGACCTGAAGCGCCTTGTGGACCACTAGGACCTGTTGCCCCTGTGACACCTAGAGAGTTGACATTGAGCGCCCATTTACCATCTGTAAATGTCCAAGTTTTGCCGCCTACTGTGTAGTTGTCACCTGGCGCAGGAGAGTTTGGGAAGTCAATAGCCATAAGTAACCAGTTTACCGTATAGGGCTATAGTCGGTCAGAGCCACCAAAAGTGTTTAATGATTGAGAGACTAGCCAAGATCACCCAAGCCACATTAAAGAGAATGATTGTGGGAAGCGTTTTTTCGGTAGATGACCAAATCAGGGCAATGCTTGAAGCGATGGCAAAGATGTAAACCCACCACCACTGCTGACCGAGAAGTAGACCAGGAAAGATGATGGCGATTTTGGTAGCGAATCCCCACGCCTCTACGATGTTTGGTTTAGTCCAATACCCCTTGTGAGACATTGTCTTTGTTGCTTGAATTACCTTTTGTAACATTTGTTACTTTTCTTTTTTGGCGAGTTCAATATCAACTTTGTGCTTATGTCGTCTGTATGGTCCTGCGGTACCGATTGAAGGCATAATATACCCCGACCCAAAACCACTACTTGCAACATATTTAAAGTAAGATTCGTCTTCAAACTCAATAGATGAAAGATTAGTGCTGCGTTTAAACGGAACTACCTGCATCATGGGAGTTCCATATGGAATCATAAAGTCGGTATTGGTTTTGATGTTTAAAACAATATTGGCGGTGTGGTAAAAGTCGGTATGGACAATTGCGGGCAAAACATCATAGTTTTCATTAGGCTCCCAAGACAACGGAAGTATCAAGGACGACCAACCAGGTGCAGTTTCAAAACGCCACGGAGTGACTATCTTTGGGTATTGCATATTTTCTAGTTTGCGAACACCAACAACAGGGCATCCAGGTGTGTCTTGAACAGAAAAACCTTGAATTAAAATGTTCTCAAGCGGTGGATTCATGTTTTCAATGCGTGATTCCCAAAAACCACCTTCTGGGTTTGGTTTAAAATACAAGTTGCTCCAAAGAGGGACGGTCATACCTGTTGACAGGTAATCATTAACGCCTGCACACTTCTTCAAACCTGCACCACTA